TATGAGTAAGGTATCAGGTATGATGCCAAAAGTATTAGATGGAGCGTTACCTAGCACAACAGGACAATCTATACCATTTAACAAATGAACTGCTGGCATTGTCAAACAGAACTGATCTGGGGTGGAGATCATAGTGTTGAAGAACTTAAACCTATACTTGCAGAAGAGTATGCAATGGTTACAAATCTGTCTTGTCCTAAATGTGAATCTTATGTAGAGGTTTACTTTCCTAATTATGACAGAGATAAAGATACCTGAGATACATATTCCAGAAGTATTAATACCACAAGTTTACACTCCACAAGTATCTTTACCAGGATATGAACCATTAAATGTAGAGACTATAGGTTGTAAATACTTTCATAGAGATGTTAAAAATACTGGCAATAGAAATCTATTGATAGAAGATCCTAATGGGGTGACAAACAGTTGTCCATATCCGTCTTTTATACCGATGAATTATCAGGCAGATCAACTAATTATTGTTGAAGAAGCTGCCGTTGTAAATGACGAACCAGCAAAGTTACCAGAAGGTAAACCACCTCAACCAGAACTACCAAAAGATAAAAAAGAAGAAGTTTTTGTAGATTGCCCTGGAAGAACAGATCAAAGAGTAGGTGACTTTCGTAACGAAAAGCGTTTAGAACGTGTCGTAGGGCACCAAAGAAGCGAAGATGGGAGTATATGCACCACGATTTATGAAGACGTTCCCTTCAAAGATCAGTACATTCCAGAAGTTTCTACTATTGTATCTACTGCTGTTATTGGCTTGGTTGCTGCCAGTACTCCACTATTACTTAATGCAGTCAAACCCATTGTGAAGCAAATCGTCAAAAAACTGACAAAGAAAAAAGAAAAGTAATATTGTTACGGATTGAAAACTTACTGACAGTGATGTCATTACCATGTTATACTCATAGGACACTCAATTATTATTCTTATGAGAAGCAAATTCGAATCCAGAACAACAAACACTCTTGATGAAAAAGATCGTTTGTATATTAACTACAATGAATTTGATGACAGAATTGACTTCAGTTTTCATGATTCCAGAGAAAGCGTTGCAGAATACCAAATGTCATCGCATTTCTTTCTTAAGTTTTTAAGTTTATCTATTGAAGATTTTGACAATAATGAACTTGAAATCTTAAAAAAAATCAGTTCTGTTCTTTTTACACAAATCAAAAAGATAGAACTGGCAAATAATTTGCATAAAGATGCTGTAGATTCTTCTGAGGCAGCATGACATCTCAAGTAACACAAGCCTTATCAGCACTTTATGAAAGTGTTCATTATGGTCTTGAACTAATCACACCAGAGCAAGCTCAATTCTATTTAGAAAAGAACTTTGATAATAACCGCAAGATCAGCACTAATAATCTTGAGGAATTAAAAAAAGAAATGAAAAATAATCGTTTCATCTTGTCTGACTCTGCCATTTGTTTTGATACAGATGGCTTGTTAGTCAATGGTCAACATAGATTACTTGCTGTTGTTCAAACAGGTTTAACACAACCTTTCCTTGTTGTAAAAAATATGCCTAGTAAATCCAAACAAATAATGGATGTAGGTAAATCAAGGAATATGTCAGATCGTATTACTGTTAGTGGTACAAGAATCAGTAGAAAGGATTGTGCCACGATAAGACACGCTATGGCTTCTTTAGGCAGTACAACAGGCACAGAGCAATATGCTAGACCTTGCCATGATGCCATTGTTGCAGAAACTTATTTAAAACATAATCAGTTTCTTTATCTTATGAATAAAGTTTGTCCTGCAAACACTACCAGAGTCAGGTCATTTTTTCTTGCAGCATCATTAAAAATTTATGCTGAAATGATGTATAACAATAAAATCAGCAGAGGTAAAAAATACAACCATGATATGTCTCCCAAAGAGAGAGCATTGCATTGGTTAAATATAGTAACCACTGGTATGGCAAGTGCCATTGATGGTGTTGATAGAGATATCAAACCCTGTGATAGAGCAGCACAGATTATTTTTAATAAATCATGTGATTCTGCTTTAAAAAGATCTTATTGGTCTAGTGCAGATGCTTTTGCTCTTACCGTCAGGGCAGCACATCACTTTATGCTTGGTATGGACACTCAATATATAAGAGTGCCAAAAGAAGATCCATTTAGAGAATTTGTTGAATTACCATCAACAAATCAAATTCTTACAATGACACCTGCTATGGCATCAAAATGATACTATACTACAATAAAGA